GGTTTGTCTTTTCCATGTTTTAGAATTCCACTACAATTTTAATATCTTCTGTTTGGTCAGATGCTCTTGATATGGGGCGTCTGTTTTCCACATATAGGATGTGTCCACTATCTGCTTCAAGTTCTGGATTTGCATAACCACTTGTAAATGTTATTGTTGAACCACCAGTTAATGTTACGGTTTGAGATGCAGTTGCTGATGGTGTTGCAGCAGCATTAGATGAAGCACCTGTTACAGTGTTTGCACCAGCGAACGCAACTGTGTTACCAGTAGCATCTATACCATAATTAGTATATTGCTCTTGTAGGTAATAAAGAATATTGTTTGCAGCATCCCACTCAACAACTCTTCCTATTGCACCAGTAGTAGATTGTGTAATCTTCTCGTCAATTTCATATGGAGTTGACGGAGCAGATGCCATCTTAATTGAATATGTTTGTCTACGAGTAGACGCACTTGATATAGTTGTAGTACCAAAGTTGTAAGGGTCTTTAATAATCCCAACTTCTCTAAAATCGTTTGCAACTGTTAAGTCATCACCTTCTGCTTGTTCTAACTTGACATTCATCATTACAAAGTGTCCACCAAGTTCTCTAGGTGCATCCTTACCATGTCCACCTTTTGGTGAAATGATAGGTTGGATTGAACCACCAGAACCACCACCAATATTTCCAGCAGTAGATAGTCCTACATTAGTATATACATTAGTTAAGTCTACTACAGCAAACGTATATCCACTACCAGCAGCATATAGATTTGAACCTGTTGATCCTTGTCGGGTTATTGCACCACCGTTAACTACAATTTTTACTATACCACTTGAACCATCACCATCAACTGGAGAATAATAAGTTCCGTCTGTGTATCCAGAACCAGCAATAACTCGAACTGTATCTAATGCACCATTTGTTGCAGCTGCAGTTACAGCACTATCAGTTGTTACTGGAAGAAAGTCTGAAGTTAAAAACTTCTGTACTTCTGAAGTTGTAAGTTTGAACATATACTGAAGTGTATATCCACCCAATTCAAATGGGCCTGTAACTTCAGATGTAGGTTCTGCACCAGAATATGCAACACCATTGTTATTATCAAGAACTTTATATACTCTGTAATCAGAAGTCATAAAGTAAAATGTTGAATCGAATAAGTTTGATGCGCCACTAGTTGTCGTATTTGAACTACTAATGTCGTGTTCATACATATCATAAGTTGTGTTATTTGTCCAGTTTCTACGAGAGATAACATAAGATACATCAGAAGAAGAAATCAACTTAGCAGCAAGCATTGAATCCCACTTATAAAATTCTGTTGTTATATCATCACTAGGAGTTGGGGGTGCATTGTCTGAACCGCCAGATGTAGTAGTTGTGAAGGGGGAACTCTTACCTATGAATAGGTAGTAGGTAGATGCACTTGCTTCTGAGAACGATTCTTGGAACTGTTCTGCATTATGCAATCTAAATTTTTCTGTAATAATCGCTGCCATTTTATTCTTCCATTTTCCTTATATACTTATTTAGTACTTTACAATAATGATACCAGTGCCACCGACTGCGCCAATACCAATTTGTGGCCCAGTGTTACCAGCACCACCGCCACCGCCACCACGGTTTGCAGTTCCATCAATGCCATTAATTACAGGTGCGCTTGAACTTGCACCGCCGTTACCTCCACCGCCAGTACCGCCAGATGATCTAGAGCCTGGGACACCGTTTTGCGCTCCACCTCCACCACCACCAGCATATGTTACTGATGAACCAGAGATTGAATATGCTTTACCATTACCACCATTACCACCAAGTTCTGCATTTGCATTGTTTCCAGAACCTACAGCACCGCCACCACCAGCACCACCTTGACCTGTAGGAGTCGCACCACCGTTATTACCAAATCCATAAGTTCCAGATTGCCCTGGCCTGCCCGGCTGATTTCCAGAACCGCCAACGCCTGGCGTTTCACCACCAGAACCACCACCAGAACCGCCGGGGTTACCATTTCTAAGAGAGTCAGATGGATGTCCAGATCCACCACCACCACCGCCGAGAGCGGTTAATGCTCCAAATGTAGTGTTGCCACCATTATCTCCACGCCTTGTATTGTGTGAGGGGCCTGGCGAATTTTGCCCATGATTACCAACAGTATATGAAATTGAACCGCCTGGAGATGTAACAAACTGTGGACGATAGATAAGTCCACCAGCACCACCGCCGCCACCGTTATCTGAACCACCAGAACCACCAGCGCCAACTAGTAATACATCAACCGCAGTAACTCCTGTTGGAACAGAGAATGTTCCAGAACCAGTAGATGTGTACGATGTTATAATTGGTGCTTTAATTAAGATTGAATATTGTCTTGTTGTAGTATTTGATCCATCTGTTACAGAAAGTGTAAATGTAGATGTAGTATCTGAACCAACAGCAGTTGCTGTACCACTGATTGTTCCTGTTGAAGATGAAATAGAAAGTCCAGCAGGAAGTGAACCTACCGAAACAGAATAAGTTAATGATGCACCTTCATCATCTGTTGCTCCAGTAGTAATTGAAATACCACTTCTAAGAAAATCAAAGAATGTTCCAAGAGAACCTGCCGCAACAGTCCAAGCAGGAGTTGCGTTTACTGCTAACGCATCAGCAGCAATGCCAGATAAACCAGATGGATTGGTAACTTGAATATCATAATCCTCAAGTGCATCATCAAACGATGTTCCATTAAATGTTGCAACTAGAGTTGTTGAATTTGTAAATGTTACAGATGAAGCTGCAATCTCAGATGCATTTGTACCGATTGCTTTAACTGTACATCCAGTTGCAAAGAATGAACCAGTGATAGTAATATTAACACTGGCAACTGAGTTTGCAATATTATCTGGAGAAAGTGATAAAACAACAGGAGAAGAGTCAATTGCTTTCCATCCTGTTCCATCATAGTATTCCATTAAGGAAATTGTAGAGTTAAATCGAATATCACCAGCAGCTGCATTTGCTCTTTCAGCAGTTGTACCGTTTGGCATCTTTGCCGCTTCAGTTCCAGTAAATGTTGGATTAATTTTTGAGTTGTCTAATTCAGTTTGTAACCCTGTAACCGTACCTACTGTAATTTTATCAATTGCCATTGTTATCTATCCCTTAATGTAAATCAACCCAAGCACTACCAGCGTATGCTTGAATTTTACTTGTCGTACTATTGTATACAACCATTCCAACAGCAGCAGTTAATGCATTGCGTTGAGTTGTTGTTACTGTGTTTAGTGTCATTGCACCAGCAGTACCAGTAACGGCAATAGATGTTCCACTAATTGCTGTACCTGTAACTGCGGCAGGAGTTGTTCCACCAACGATACCGTCTACATTACCAGTTACGTTCCCTGTGATATTGCCAGTGAATACACCAGCGATTGCTCCAGTACCAGTGATAGTCGGTGAAGTTAAAGTCTTGTTAGTAAGTGTATCAGTTGATACTAGACTTACCAATGTAGAACTTGCACCGGCAGGAAGTAAACTTACGTTTGTTACACCAGCACTATGTGGTTGTGGTTTAATTGTTTGTCCGTGTGAGTTTGCATGACAGTTAAGTTTAATCTGTCCTTCAACTGATGAACCGTCACCTTTGATTTCTACAATCTGTGTTGCAGTATCAACAGAAAGGTTTCCAGATGCAGTAGTGATATCACCACCGACAATTGGTGCAGTCAAAGTTTTGTTTGTAAATGTTGTTGTACTAGCAGCAGTTACCAAACTTGCAGAATCACTCAAGTCTGTACTTGCAATTGTGATTGCAGCAGAACCATCGAATGCTTGTCCAGCAATGTTCACTGCAGCTGCAAGAGCAGTTGCTGTGTCTGCATTACCTGTCACGTTACCTGTCAACGAACCAGTAATTGTTTTATTAGTTAGTGTCTCTGATCCAGTTAGCGTGACAAAACTGTCAGATGAAAGAGTAGTACCATTACCGAGTTTGGTATAGAGTTCTACGAAGTTGGCGTTAAGTTTTCCTGCTCCGCTACGGAGGTCATCACCTGTTCCGTCATTCGCACTAGTCCCACGCCCGATTGCTTGATATGCCATTTGGGGTTTCTCCTATTAATTCCTATAGTTATTTATACGTCTTATTCTACTGGGCATCAAATGTTTCTGAGGAATTGTCAAAAGAACTCCCTAAAGAAGAAAACAATACGAATGCACCAGTTCCAGTGTTTGAGTCTACGTCAAACTTAGTTGTTGTTGTGTCGAAAGATATACCATCCTCATCAAATGAAGTTGCGTACCTACCTTCAGTATCCCTAGTGTTTCCACTCTCATCAAACCTAGTAATACCATCATCGAATGAAACAAAGTCATTATCAAATGCATTTGTCAATCCTTCTCTACTTATATGTATCTCAGATGGAGGCATAAAGTTAATTCGTTTAGTGAATGCAGAAGCGGGAATTGTTCCGTCTGCAAGACATATTTCACGAATACCTATGTATCCAATCTGTGCAAGAGTGTATTGATCACGAGATTTATTTGAACCAGCAGTTGCAATTCTACCACTTGGATCACGATGATTTGGTATAACTGCATTTGAACTTGTGGGGTTTACAGAGAATGCATAGTGTGCCACATTCTCCATTGTTGGGCCTGCAAGGAATCTTGCACCCCTATTAATATTCATTCTAACAGAAACATCAGATGTTAATGTAACATCTCTTCCGTCTGGCAAATCAGATAGTTCTCCATATCCAGTTACAGGAGCAGAGACTAGTGATGCATTTGTTACAGTACCTAAACGTCTTCCGAAGATTGTAGTAAACAAGTTCGTGAATGTAGATGCAAGTTCTGGAGAGAATGTATCATCACCAATAAAGTCACTAATTCCACCAGCAGCAGGAACTTGAATAGTTGCAGATACTTGAGATGCAAAAGATACTTCACCGAATACGTTCCACCCAGCTGGGTGAACTGAACGGCGAATTGAATCTCTCCATTGGTTAATGGACTCACCAACACGAACAACGTATGAGTAATCTTGATAGTAATAACTATCTTGAACCTTCATACTCTCTACAGATACCTTACCTCTTTCAGATTGGAAATCACCAACTGTAGTACCAACTGTTCCAATCTCAACCACACTAGTCGCAAAATCACTTTGTACGATAGTACAAGTAGCGCCAGTAATTGTAGTTAGAACATCACCTTCATCTAAGGTTACAGCAGTATTTACTTTTAATAAGTTTCTAGTCGTATCAAAGTTTACAATTGTACCAACGTGACTTGTTAATGTATCACCGGCAGAGAATGTTCCAGAGAAATCTTTAATGATAAAGTTTCTATTGAATTGAGCTGTAGGGACTGTAGTATAATTCAAACCAAAGTTTGTTATGGAAACATCACCGACTGCACCAATCTTAGGCGCTACGGTAGAACATGCATAAAGTTCTGCACCCGAACCAGTTGAAGAAGAGACTGTAATAGTAGGAGTCTTTAAGAATCCATTACCACCATTAGAAATATCAACCTTCGTGATTTGTCCACGTTCAGCTGAAACTCCCAAGTCTACAAATGTCTGTGGTTCCAGAATAATCTGAGTACCATCTTCTAGTACAAGGTTGTCTAACTCACCTACAGTTTGTTCAAGTGTTGCAAAGAAAATATCTGCATCTTCTCTAAGAAGTTGCTTACCATCTTCCATAATGATATCACCAGCAAGGTCTTGTGTAGTACCTTCTTCTAGTGCATATTCTAATGCAGACTTTTCGGTTAATAGTAAACCACTATCTTCTAATACAATGTTATCGCCATCTGCGAGTAATACATAAGAGTTGCCTAATGTACTATCTTCCATTTCAAAATTATCATTTTGAATTGTTAATAGATGATGATTGTCTTCAGTAACAATTGAGTCTGGGGATGTGTCTGGTTCTAAACTAAGTCCACCACCAACTACAGCAACCTTTGCAGTAAGACTTGCACCTTCTGTTCCAGTTAGATTGAATACAAGATTATCACCTATAGTATATCCTGTACCACCATCCTCAATTAAAATTTCATTTACTGAACCTGGCGATATAGATTCAATCCTTGCAGTCGCAGCATTATTACCACCAGCACCAATAGTTACAGTATCACCTATACTATAATAAGAACCTCTATTGGTAAGATTCTGTCCTGTAACAATACCCTTTACTACACCAGCAATCTCTAAATCTCTTGCAGTGTCGATTGAAGTTATTGTTTCGCCTTCAATAAAAGTTCCAACGATGGAGTTTTCATCAAGACTAAGTTCAGCAATGTCCGTAGCGCCTTCTCTAAACTTAATAATAGTTATAAGAATAGCAGTCGCACCAGAAGTCGCACCAGTTATAAATTCACCAATAGCAGTTGTAAAATCTGAGTTGCCAGTTTCCGTTACACGAATAACTTTGTCAGTAGACCACTCACCATCAGATGAACGTAATAGATTATCTCTTGGATAAAGTATCTCTGGTTCTTCGTTGAAAAGAATTCTAAAGAATAACTTGTGGGCGTCAGCAGTACCTTTGGCTGCATACAAGTCTTTAATACTCTTGATAAGTTTTCTTTTCTCCGTACCTTCTGCTAAGGTATTCGGAATAGACTCCATAAGCGAGTCTCTAAACTTATCAAGAAAACTATAAACTGTATTATCAACATCTGCATATTCTAACATCTGTTGAATGTTTTGTACAGGGTTTGCACGATAGGATACTACGGTTGTTGTTGCACCAGAAGTAGACCCTGTTACCGTCTCTCCAGTTTCAAATCTTTGTTGGGATGTAATGAATGAATAGTCTGTTGTTTGCATCAAAGTCATCAACAAGAACTCTTGCAGTCGCTTTAGATTTAGAACCAACAATAGTTTCACCAGCAACAAACTTACCAGCAGATGATTCTAGAACAACCTTTAATTCTGCTTCATCCAGAATATAATTTTTAGATATTGTTTCTTCTACAACATAATCATTAGAACCAGATACTACCAGTTCACCAGCTTCTAAAAACTCGTAATAGTATTTTAGGAATAAAGAGAATACAGGATGATCTGCCTTGATAAATTCAGGCAGTTGATCTTGTATGTGCGGTGATACTTTATTCTTTAAAGTTGGACTAGTCATTTATAAAACCTTGCTAGTATGTATTCTGTGTTGTAGTATATCCTGTACCAGCAGAAGAACCGCCAGATACAATAATATCAACAGTGCCATCAACTGATGTATTTCCCATATCAATTTCAAGTAATTGATTTCTCACAGATACAATATCATTGGAAGCAGGAAGTATGTCAATTGAAATTGAACTTCCTACAACTGAAGTAATAGTTAAGTCAGTAAGAACAATCTTACCTGTTGCATAATCAATTGTTCCCGCTGTACTGTCAACATAGTTTCTAGTAGTACCACCAACCAAATAGTAAGTTCTAATATTACCATTACCATCATCATCTAAAAATAATGTGTTTGTGTTTGTAGAAATAGTAAATCCTGTGGATGAAGTAATACCACCCATAGCACTATTATGTCCAGTATGCGGATTATATAATGGATTGTTAAAATCAATAACGTATTGTGTAACAGTATTTAATACTGGTGTCAATATTTTATTAAGAGTAATTCTTGTTGAGTTAGATAGTATAGAACCATCAGAAGCATCAATCAACCTAGAAAGTTTTGAATGTCTGAACACAACATCAAAGTTTTGTAAGTCACTTGTATTATAATTGTCTATTGTTGTTCTAACAAGAGACTCAAGATCTCCGACAGACTTTGTGGTTGTTTTACTATCAAACTTAAAATCTGTTCTTAGTTTAATCTTTGTAACTTCTGGATTAACAAAGGTAGGACGTATAGATGCAACATTATATTTCTTCAAATCATTTGCAATACTATTCTTTTGAGCTTGTGTTAAGTTAACACCAGACTTAGTTCTTACAGATAGAAACACCTGTCCATAAATTGGCGGATCGTTGTCTTCACCACCCCACACTTGAACTGATTTAGTTCCAGCATATACTTGAGGAAGAATTGTTTTGTAGTCTTGTGTAGTTACTGCTCTACCTTGAGATGAATAATCTAAAGGAGCATTAAACTTAATAGAAGAAATAGTTTCTGATTCAGCACCACCTCGTGCTGCAATCAAAGTAGCTACAGTTACATCTGTCTCACCATCAACAGAAGTTGTGGAGAAAGTATTTGCACCGTTTGCTTTTGTTTTATTTGTTACAATGTATTGTAGTTGGACAATGTTGCCATTTGAAATTGCACTACCAACAACACCATCCCCAAAGTAAACTTCAAATCTTCCGTCACTGCCTTCTTGAAGAAAGTATACATTAGCACCAGAAGTTACTTGAGTAATATCAGTTGCAAGAGTATATACAGTAGTTGTTACATCACTCGCTGAATTTTGTACAGATACATTTAGAGTTGTGGTATCTCCACGAACATCAGATATTAAAAACTTCTGTTCAATATTATTTAAGTCAACAGTATATCTAGAAGTAATAAGAGTGCCTTCGTATACTGGAATGTTTGCAAATCTCATCACACCGTTTGATGGCGTTACAGATACATCATCGTTAGTAACAAATCCATATGTACTTCCATCTACCTTAGTTGTGAACCGTGTACCTTTAGCAAGGGTTGCACTGATTGCTGATGAAGAGTTTAATGTTACGTCAACGTATGCAACAGGAGCTCGACATGAACGAGGAGTGTATCCCAATTTCTTTGCATGAGATACAACAGAAGAGCGAAGGGTTGCACTATCTAAGAAAGATTCATTCATTGCAAAGTTGGCATTCATTGCAAGGTAATGTGTATTGTACGCAAGCAGATCAATGATTTGAGATAAACCAGAACCTTCGAAGTTATAGTCCGTAAACTCATTCTGATTCTTCATGTATGTCTTTAGATTGTCTTTGATTAAATCAAAGTCTAATTCAGTGACTTGTAATTTCTTTGCCATATTATGCGCTCTTCTCTAATTGTTTTAACATCATCTCAGTCTTTCCAAATTAACTTCCATCTCAATAAGTCCAGCTGGAGAATTGATAAGATAAAATTCAATAATAATATTATATCCATTTCTATCAATGTTTGCATCAACTCTTACTGATGATAACTCAACTCGTGGTTCAAAGTTTACGATGCACTCTTCAATGTATATTGATAAAGTTTCAGCGGTAGCTATATCTACAGGTTCGAATAATGTCTTTCGAACATCAGAACCAATCTCTGGATGAAATGGACGTTCATAAAAATCTGTGTTAATGAGATTACGCACACTTCTTTTTACTGCATCAGCATCTGTCAATCCAGCAATGTCTCCAGTGATAGGGTGTCTTGTGAAAGACAAACTAACATCCTTATACTTTCTAGTTGCCCTAGATTGTGACGCAGACGCATCACTAAATGAGTTTGGGGTAAGTGCCATTTAAATCTCCTTACTTCTATTTATAACGAAAGTTAGAGATTAACGAACTCTCTATTGGCAATATGATTCTCTTCAATATCTTCTTTAGATTGCCCGTGGTATGCAACTGCATGATGTTCTGCAATCATATTCTCATTAAGAATACTACCATCTTCCATTCTAAACTGTCCAAGTATTCTACCATACTTACCCTTACCATCTTTAACAGTGACAAGTGTTTGGGTTTCGAACCAACAGGCATACGATCTGTTACATACTTCTTAGCTGCAAGTCCATACTTCTTTTCTTCTAAGTCTCTTGTCCTAGACTCTGGTGTGTCGATACCAAAGAAGCGAATCCTTTGTTTCTTTAACCAAACTCCAAATCCCAAATCAATATCAACATCTGTAGTGTCGCCATCAATCACTTTAATTATTTTACATTTATATTCGTACATTTATTTCTCCTTATCCAGCAGATACATTTCCGCTGCCTGCTGTCATAGCGCCAGCATCTGCTGCATCACCAACTCTTCCTACAGCTATACCATTAACTTTAACAGTACCAGAACCAGCATTTAATGTCTCAACATGTTTTGGACATGCTGGTGGATTATGTGTATGTGATACTGTAGGAGCGCCAATAACTATTATATTTATACCGTTAGCTTTAACAGTTCCGTCTGTATTAGAAGTATCAATAGTTGTGG